CCATTACTTACACCACCACCTCCACCATCACCATTTTGAGTTAGATTACCAAAGTCAACTGCCTTACCTTTTGTACTGTAAGTGTTGAAGTCTATGTGATCCTGTCTTCCAGTACTTATTCTTCTACCACCAACTACATTTCTAGTTGAGCTACTAGCAGTTCCTGTTGTCGTACCTGCATACAGTAGATCACCAAAACCTCTACCATTACCTGTTGATGCTATGTCTATGTACTCTATAAATGTAGATGTGTAGCCTCCAGAACCTAGTAATCCACGAGTAGCAGGTAGAGTTGCGAATGCAGTATCTTGCACTGCTGCATGACCTGATGTATTTGCAGAACCTGATCTAGTTGCAGTAGTTATATCGCCAAAGTCTGTAGCATTACCAGTAGTTGAAAATGCTATTGTTTCTATTGAATTTACAACAGTAGCTATACCACTAGCTGTAGATCCACCAATAATAAAACCTTTAGTAGAACTAGATGCACCCATTAAAAATGCTTTAGCTACTGTCATATCGCCAAAGTCTGTTACGTTACCTGTACTCGCAATCGTTACATATTCTATCGTATTTATAAAAGTACCACCACCACCAGAACCACCTGCAATAACGCCTCTAGTATTTGATGACATATGAGCTAATTCATCTGTAGAAGATGACATATCACCAAAGTCTGTAGAATTTCCAGCACTCGCAATTGTAACGTATTGAATGGTGTTTGATAAAGCAGCAGGAGTATAACCACCAGAAGCTAATCCTCTAGTAGTAGAACCACTCATACCATTACCTTGTCTGTGCCTTTGTGTATAAGAACCACCAACAGACAGATCACCAAAATCTGTAGCGTTACCAGTTGATGCTATAGTTAAGTACTCTATTGCATTATCTATATTACCATTACTATATAATCTTCCTCCAAAAGTAATTCCTCTAACATTATTAGAAGCAGAACAATTAGCATCAGATGTTGTTGCAGCTACATCCCCAAAGTCTGTAGCATTTCCTGATGTTGAATAAGTTATGTAATCAATTACATTACTACGTGAACTTCCACCGTAATTATCCCAACCACCAGCAAATATTGCTCTTGTATCGTTACCCATAGATGAAGATGCGTGTCTAGCTACAGATAAATCACCAAAGTCAGTAGCATTGCCAGATGAAGCTGCTGTTAAAAATTTTTCTATAGTATTTACTACAGCTGAAGCAGCGGTAACTCCTCCTGCAACTATACCAACAGCACTTAGATTAGCATCAAAGGGCCAACCAGTTCTATACTGATACTGAGTAGATATATTCCATACACCTGAATACGATGGAGCCATTATGCTAATCCTCCATGTCCATTTGAAACACCACCAACATTATAAGGTGCATTAGTTAAATCACCAAAGTCTGTAGCATTGCCAGTACTAGCTATAATAATTTTATTTATATCATTATAATATGAAGATCTATATCCACCCATAATTAAACATACCGTTTTTGAAGACGCGAGACCTCCACTATGTCTGTCATCTCCTGCTAAATCACCAAAGTCTGTAGCATTGCCAGAAGTAGAAAACGTAATATACTCAATCATATTATACCCATTGCCATCACCATGTCTGCCAGCTGCAAAAATACCTCTTGTAGAACTAGCACCCCCTCCACCATTTATACTATTTTCAGTTAGATCTCCAAAATCAGATGCGTTGCCAGTACTAGCTATAGTAATATAATCTATATTATTAACAAGATTATTAGAAGTATCATACCCCCCTGCAAAATATCCATAAGTTGTTGATGCAGTTGCTTTTGGATACCTTCTACTCCCAGTTAAATTTCCAAAATCAGATGCGTTGCCAGTACTAGCTATAGTAACATAATCAATAGTATTACTATAATACTCGGGGTGATTTCCGTGATAACCTCCACCAATTACAGCCCGAGTATCATTAGAACAAGCAGCAGGACTTGACCGTGCTACTGAAAGATCACCAAAATCACTAGCATTTCCTGTTGAAGTAGGGGTAATATAATCTATTACATTAGATACCATTACGTAGTTCCCCCTATAAATAAAGAACGAGTTTTATTTCCAGCAGCAGTTAGCATTTCTCTTGTTAGAGTTAAATCACCAAAATCACTAGCATTAGCATTACTAGCTATAGCAACGTATTGAATAACATTAATTAAACTACCAGAAATACGTCCACCACCAAGTATAGCTCTTGGTGCAAGAGGACTAACACTACTAGATGCACTAGATAGTGGACCTGTTCCATAATCATTAACTGCTGATACAGCTATAGTATAATTACTGCCATTAGTTAAACCTGTAATTTCTATAGGAGAAGATGTGCCAGTTGCACCTATAGCAGTAGAACCAGTAAAAGCAGTAGCTATAAAACCTGTTATAGCGTCATTGCCAACATCAGAAGGTGCAGTAAAAGTTATAGATATTGAACCATCATCAGCAGTAGCTGTACCTATAGTTGGAGCGTCAGGAACGTATAGGTTATCGTTGCCTATAAATTTACCTCTATTGGGCATTTAAAATCCTTATGAAAGTTCTTCATATGTAATAGTACAAGCTAAGTCATTAGCTGCACTAGCAGTAACACCAATTGATGTATCTTCTTCTAAATATAATCCCATATTTTTATCTATAACAATTAGGGATGCATCTGCTGGTACGGATATAGTAGATGCTAGTAGCACTGGTGTACCACCAATATCATCTTGAGGATATATTCCTACAGTTATTGATGCTGCATTAGTACCATCTACGTTGGCTACAACTAAGCTATTAACTTTCATAACCTTACCAGATGATGCAGGATTTTCTAACAATTGTACTGCTGATGTACCTGTTAGTAGTAATGTGTCTGTCTTTGCAGTAATGGTTGCTACATTGACAATATTAGGTGCTGACATTTTCAGTTTCCTCTTCAGTTTCTATGTTTAGTTTATCTAAACCATACCCACCAACCCAAGGTTCAAGTAGGTCATCTGTCCTAAACCACGTTTGATTTTTTTTAATTAACTCCATAATGTATTTCATACTGCTCCCTTTCTACACTATCCAAAGACCATGCTCATCGCTATTGCTTTGCCAGTTGATGCTCTAGCATCTAATTGAGTTTGTATATTACTTGTTACACCATCTGTGTAGTTTAACTCAGCAGCAGTTGCGGTTACATTAGTACCGCCAATATCTAAAGTAGTCATTGAAACTTCTCCAGCAACAGTAAGAACACCATCAGCTAATGTCATTAAGTCGGTATCATCTGTATGACCTATAGTTGTACCATTAATTAATACATTATCAATATCTAAAGACCCACCTGATATAAGACCAGTGGTTGTAATAGTAGATGACCCAGTATCTATATTACCAAAACCTGAGCTAATAGAACCACCATCTAGAGCACCTACAGAAGTTACGTTTGTCTGTGCCGCAGTAGTTAATGTACCTGCAATGTTACCAAAAGCTACATCACCTGCTGTACCACTAAATACTTCTGAAGAATTTGTGGCATCTGGTATAAATGTAAATGCACTTGTAGAATCATCATACCCAAAGAAACCTACTTTAGCAGCAGAGCCTGTATGATATCTAAACTCAATACCTCTGTCTTTATTATCATCAGTACCCGGAGCAGTATCTCCACCTAATGTAAAAATAGGATCATCTATAGTTACTGTAGTTGAGTTTACTGTAATTGTAGTACCATTCACAGTAAGATTACCACCTATGGTAGCATTATCTGTAACAGTTACCGAATCTACATAAGCGTCTTTCCATCTAACCCCTGTTGTACCTAGATCAACATCACTATCGGTTTGTGGTCCGAATATATTATCAGCTAAGTATACTTGTTCTACATTAGCTGCATAAAAATGTATTTCATCGGCTGTTTCAAAATCTATTTTTGTCTCGTCATCTTCACCTATTTTTATATCAGTGGCTAAAAGAGATACCATTGAATTATCTACGTATGCTTTAATAGATTGTTGTGTAGCTAGTTTAGTTGCAGAGTTAGAAGCTAAGTTGTCTTCATCAAGAACTGCTGTACCACTAACACCAGTATTAAGCACTGGGCTAGTAAGTGTTTTATTTGTAAGTGTTTGTGTAGCTGTATCACCAACTAAGCTAGATGTAGTGGCTGGTAGAGTTAGTGTAACATTGCCACTAAAGTCACTGTGAGCAGGAGCATTGATTGCTGCATAGTGAGCATTAGAAGACTCACAGTAAAAACGTATAGAAGATACAGAACCACCATTCTTAAGATCTATCAGGCCACTTTCAATACCTACATTACCATCTAGTACAACTTGACCTGTACCTTTAGGTGTTAGCTTAAGACTAATGTTTGAGTCACCACCTGTAGCTGATACCTCTGGTGGATTACCTGTAGCAGCATTAGTAATATCTAGCTGGTTGACTGCTGTAGCTGTTTTTTGAAATATAATAAATTCGTTGCCACTGTCATCATTAATACCATGTGCATCATCAAATGCTATATTAAAAGAGTTAGTATCAAGGTCAGCACCTAACTGTGGAGAATCGTCATCAACAAGATTAGATATAGCAGAAGATGTAGCAAGACCTGCTACAACAGCACTTCTAGCTATTTTCTTAAGACCACCACCTGATGTGTCTATTGCAAGAAATACATCATCGTTAGCTACTGTAGATATTTCACTTAGAGCAGTGACAGCAGTAGGATTAAAGTTTGTGCCATCAGCTATAAGCAACATACCAGAAGTATTTGTAGCCATAGTTAAATCATCACCTGATATAGTTAAGTCACCAGCAATAGTAACATCAGCACCTGACATTGTAAGTGCTGTAGTTGTTCCTGATTTAACTACAAGATTACCAGAACTGTTAGTCAACGCACCATACTGTGTGCCATCATCTTTTAATAATACATCTGCACCATTTGCATCAAGAACAACATCACCTGCTGTGTCAATAATTAAATCGCCTGTATCATTCACTATGTAAGAGTTAGTACCACCATGATATAAGTTTAGATCTTCACCTGCACCTATGGTAAGTCTACCTGTAGCACTATCACCTGTAAGATCATCTGCATCAGCATCTACATCTATTTTTAACAAACCACCTGATGTTATATTGGATGTACCATTATCAATATTACCAAAGCCAGAAGTTATACTACCAGAATCTAATGCACCTACAGTTGTTAAATTTGCACCTGCATCAATATTAGATTCAACCCACGTTTCTAAATCAGCAAACGTAAGCTGTTTCATTGTACCACCATCGTTTATAATAAACTGATCTGAGGTTGCTATAGTTACACCAGTAGAAGCAGAGGTACTACCATCTACAATATTAAGTTCAGCGGCAGTAGAAGCAATAGCTGTACCATTAAAGTTAATAGCATCTATATATGCAACACCATCAATATACAAATCTTTAAACTCTGCACCACTAGAACCCAAATCAAATGCATCATCAGTAGATGGTGTAATAGCAGTTGCTGCTATAGTAAGTTGTTGTGCTGGTCCTAGTTTAGTTATTGCCCCACCTTCTGCTGCCGTACCATCATGTGTATGTCCTGATGTACTAAAAGCACTTACAATGGAATCAAACTCTCCATCAAAGTCAGAGGCATTAATGATATTACCATCGGCAATATTGTTAGCAGTATCGTTACGTGTGTATCCTGTTCCCATTTTTAATTACCTTCTTGCATGTGTTGCGTATTCCAATGTCAATGCGTCAAGCGCATATGGAACATCTGTATTATTATCTGCTTCAAACTGTGCAGATATAGTCTTACCCGATCCTGTAGTCTGTGCAGAAAATACTTTTTGTAACTTAGCACCATACGTAGCAGTTCCATAAGCAGCAACACCATAAAACTGTGAGGCATTACTAGATGCATTTGTAAATGTAACTGCTGGCATAACTACAGCACCACTCTCGTCAAAGTCAAATTTTAAATTAAGATCAAAGTTTACTCTTCCTTCTGGATCTAAATAGAACTGTGCTTTATATATTGTCTTTCTTATACGTGGATCGTTGATAGGATAAAAAGGTGTAGCAAATGTAGTTGCTATATTATTACCATCAAAACTAGATGTGTCATTTTCCATTCTGTGTAAAAAACCTTCTTTACCTGAAAATAGAACAAACTCAGTTGTTCCTGAATACACACTTGCACATGCTGTTACCTGTATACCTCTGGTTTCTGCAAAGTCAATAACAGATGCTTCACCCGGAGATGCAAATTGTGTAAACAGTATACCCTGTGCATTAGGTCTTGTAAAGTTATCATTCCAACCAAATAGCCTATATTGTGATTTATTTCTTATAACCAAGCTAAAAAAGTCTGTATGTAGTTTTACAAACTCATTAAATGTACCCTGTATTTTTTTAGTAATAGGTGCTAAACCAAAGTCACCAATACGTTCAGTAGCACTAAGAAGTCTTAAACCATCAGGAGCCATGAACACAACATCACCACCTATCTCCTGTACACTATCTGTCTGTATACATCCTATGTCACGTGTAATAGGCTGTAAGTTAAATGTTGCTAATGCATCACCATTTAATCTAAAGATAGATGAATCTGTAAATACTATAAGTTGATCTCTAAAACTTTTTATTGCTACTATACTGTTATCTAAACCAATACTACCAGCACCATTACCACTTTGAAAGTCAGTAGTAGTAAGCGGTGAACCAAAACTTAATACTCTACCTTTAGCATAAAAGATATGATTTTTATGTGTAGCTACAACTTTTGCACCTATAACATCTGATGGTGCACTATCTAACACAGTAAACGTAGTACCATTGTATAATGCAGGTGCATTTGTCCCATCTACTATTACAAGAGTTTTAGTTCCTGTAAAGTCAATAATGTCAAAACGCGTATTAACTGCACTTTCTCTATCACTAGATATAAATGTTATAGCTGCATTATCTGCTGGACTACTTGCTAATGCAGGATTAATAGTTATATTTACTTCTTTACTTCCTGAGTCAGAGTATGATGAGACAGTTGTTTCAACTCTATATACTTTATCTATACCTGCAATTGTAAATACATCACCTGCTTGTGGAAATGTATCAAATGCATCTGCTACTAATGTTGTACCTGTTTGGCTTGCACCATCTATTAATGGTGTACCATAGTTAGGTTTATTTATTTTAGTATAACCACTACCTGCTGTTTCTACTATGTCTGCATTCATAGCTACAACAGCTTTATTATTAAAGAAGGTCATACCATTTGCATAATTTTCTGTAGTAACTGTAACAAATGTTACAACAGCACCATTAGCAGGACTTGAATTTAAAGAACTAGTAAGTGTTAAAGTAACTTCATCTCTACTAGCATTATAGCTAACACCACCTGAAGCTATTGTATATGTGCCAGAAACACCAGCTATTGTAAGTGTATCACCAACAGCAGGTGTAGTATGTATAGCTCTTAGTGATAATGATGTACCTGATTGAGATGCACCATTTACAACTGGATTACCATATGGTGCTATAATAGCACTATCAAACTTTTCATAACCCTGTATACGTTTATAACCTCCATCAATAGATGGTTCGTAGTTACGTAGTATACGTGCAGAACCGGGAGCATTGATAGCTTGTTGCAATGGACTAAGATTAGTTACTAGTCCACCTTTAAACTCTATTCTAAATGTCTCCCATGCGTCAGGCATTATAGACTATCCAAGCTCGATCCTGCTGTAGACCTAGATGAACCTAGTCTACGTCCTCCTGTTGCGGCAGGTATCATATAAGACCTCATGTAGTGATAACGATTAATTAACATAGAACGCATTGCCTTAATGCCCTCATCTGCCCTCTCCTTGACCACCACAGCATCTTGAGTGTTACCCCTAAACATATATGCATGAAACATTGCAGCGTCCACTACAACGTGCTTAAAACGGTCTGGGATAACCATTGTGTCACCATGAGCAGATAGGTCTGCCTGAAATACATAGTAGTCAAATACTAATGTG